CTCAAAGAAGTGTCGCTCGTCGAGAGCGCCGCATTTTCTAGCGCCTCCGTTGATGAGATTATGGCGGCACGTGCAGAGTTAGAAGCTGCAACAAGTACAAAAGAAAAAACTACTACTATTTCTACGACTATCGTAGAGATCGAAACCGAAACAGAAACTGAAAGCGAGGAAGCTGTGACTACAGCCCCAGAAAATACATCGGAGGAGACTCCGGTAGATACAGCGGTCGAGGCTGAAAAAGTCGAAGCCGCTCGTAAGATCATCCGTCCATCCGTGCTCGACTCACAAAGAGTACGCACACCTATTACATCAATGGCTACATACACAGAGCACAAAATCAAAGCTGCACTAGGTAGCGATGAATCAAAGCTCTACGTAACTGCAGCCGATGATTTTGCTGGAAACCCTGCATTTAATCCGACACAGTACCTACAAGAATTTGTAACTAATACACGTTTTGGTACCCCGGCTATCGATGCCTGTTCTCAAGGGGTCTTGCCCTCACAGGGTATGACCATAAATGTGCCCTCACTTGTTACGGCAGCTGGCGGCGGTACAGGCGTAGCGCCAACCGTTACAGTAGAGGCAGAAAACGGCGCAGTATCGAATACAGATATGCAGAGCGCGTATCTAACGGGAACCGTACAGAAGTACTCCGGTATGGGCACCATTAGTATCGAACTCCTCGAGCGGTCAGATCCAAATTTTTATGCGGAATTGACACAGCAGTTACAGAACGCATACCTAACTACTATCGATACAGCCGTAGTAAATGCACTACTAACAGCTAGTACAGGTTCGACACCTACAACCGCTGACAGCGATGGAGTCATTGCGTTTACTTCACAAGCTGCAGCTGCTATTTACAAAAACACAGGTTACTTTGCTCAGAACTACGTAGGTAATGCCGCACAATGGCAGCTACTAATGGGCGCGACAGATACCACAAAGAGACCAATTTATAACGCTATCCAGCCAATGAACGCAGCCGGACAGGTAGGCCCACAGTCTATTCGCGGTAACGTACTAGGACTTGATCTCTACGTAGACAAGAACTTCACAGAGACCACAGTGGATGACTCATCAGCGCTAATTTTGGCACCTGAGGCTTTCACGGTTTACCGTAGCCCACAGGCTTATATGAGCGTAAACGTCGTATCTAACCTACAAGTACAGGTAGCGATCTACGGCTTTATGGCAACTATCGCAAAAATGCCTAACGGTATCGTTAGATACTTGAAGGCATAAGCAAAAAACTAATAGTCGGTAGGGCTCTTAGCCCTTTGAGCCCTACCGGCCTCTTTTAAGATAGGAGTAAAGATGCCAGCTACATACGTCACCGAGGCAGAGCTACGCGCAAACCTTGGCATAGAGAATCTTTACTCAAGCGATATAGTCGAGACGTGCTGCCAAACAGCGCAGGATCTCCTAAATCAGTTTTTATGGTTTGCCTCAGCTCCGGTAGTAGGCGTAACCCTACAAAATAATGTAATTACTGCGATGGTCGCTAACCCTATGATCTTTACTACCGGGCAGTCTGTAACCTTGAGTGGATGCGGCTCAACCTTTAACGGTACTTACACGATCACCGGTACGATCCCTTGGTCAGCTGGCACTACATCACAGCTACCATCGATCGTATGGAATAACACTTACTTTAATTGGCCTAACGGTTATAGCTTTATCCAATTTGCCAAAACCGGGGCTAATGTTAATTTTCAGCGCGTACTACCTTATGGCTCAGCTGTAGGAGCAGATACAAAGACAAACTCATACGCTACGACTCCGGCTATCCGTGAGGCAGCGATGATCCTAGCCGTCGATGTTTTCCAATCAAGGCAGGTTAGCCAAACCGGAGGGGTAACGATAGATGGGTTCAGTCCTAGTCCCTACCGTATGGGTAACTCAACAATCGGCAAAGTAAGAGCTTTATTATCCGGTTATCAAAATCCCGGAAGTATGGTGGGCTAAATGCCAGCCGCGATAACTACACTCCGAGCCTCACTCGCTACAGCTTTAGCTAATGCGAACGTGTGGAATACTTACAGCTTTCCACCTCCAACTATTACAGCTAATAGCGTAATCGTCGCTCCGGCAGATCCTTACATCACTCCGAGTAATAATACTTACTCGGCTATCTCGCCATTAGCGAACCTTAAAATTATTATGACCGTGCCGATGCTGGACAATCACGGCAACCTTAACGGTATAGAAACTTTAGCGGTAGCAGTATTTAATAAACTTACAGCATCAAATATTGTAATGAATATTGGCGGTATGTCGGCTCCCTCAGTACTTGAAGTACAGAGCGGTACCTTACTCACTGCCAGTTTTGACATATCCGTACTAACGAGCTGGAGCTAACTAATGCCATATACAGAGGATGACCTAAAGTTTTTGCGAAAGATCGGACAGATCGTAGACGAAGCTGCACCGATCAAAGTAGCAAAAGAAAAACCAACTACACAAACAACAGAGAGCGAGGAATAGGTCAATGGCCGTATTCTTGTCAAACGGGGTTCAGGTCGTACTAAATAGCGTAGACCTATCCGATCACGTAACGAGTGCAACAATTAACCGCGTATTTGAGGAGCTAGAAATCAGTGCGATGGGGGACACCGCGAGGAAATATACTAAGGGCCTCGAGACCTCAACCATTACGCTAGATTTCCTAAACGATAATCTAGCCTCAGGTGCCGGATCTGTACGCGCTGCACTACAAGCTGCCTGGGGTACAACAGTGCCTATCACACTTAAGCAGACTAACGCAGTCGTATCTACAACAAATCCTGAGTACCAAAGTACGATTTTGGTAAACAACACCACAGATATAAATGGGGATGTTGGAAGCATATCCAGCCAGTCGATTACCTTTACCTGTAATTCACCTATCGTTGTAGACACCACACCATAACAAACTAGAAAAGGGGCAAAAAATGGCAAAACTTAAAATCACAAGGGTTACGGGCGAGGTTACTGAGCATCAAATCACGCCACGTATTGAGTATGCCTTTGAATTGCACGTAAAGAAAGGCTTTCACCGAGCTTTTCTAGAGGATTCTAAACAGACCGATCTTTATTTTTTGGCGCACGAGTGCCTTAAAATGGCAGGGGTAGTAGTTAAACCTTTTGGACCGGAATTTTTAGATACTCTCGTTAAGGTGGAAGTACTCGACGACGAACCTTTAGATTAGGGCGAGACTCCCTAACCTATCAGGTAGCCCAGCTATCTATACGGTTAGGGATCTCGCCTCAATCGGTGCTCGATCTCGATGTAGATATGTACAGGATGTTAATACAAGTGTTAAACGATCAAGCTAAGGAGGCCGAGCAATATGCCAATAGAAGTAAAAGGCGTTAAGCAAACTATTAAGGCCATCCGTAAAGTAGATCCGGAATTACTAAAAGAGATGAACGCCGAAATTAAGGGCGTGATGATGCCGTTACGCGACAAGGCTCGAGGATATGCTCCATCACCTCAGCCGGATAACCTTTATGCGTGGAACGAAAACACGGTAGGTAAAACTATTACAGCTCGTAACTCGGCTTTTAGAAATTTTAACACCGAGGGTCGCGTAAGGCTCTTTCCGCTTTACGATCACGCTACGGTAAAAAAGGGGATCTACTACTCACAGTCCGGCGGTCAAAAGAATCGCAACGGCTGGAGAGCTCTTTACTTTGTAGGTAATAAATCTGCCGCCGGGTCTATTTATGAGACAGCTGGCCGCGCCGAGACCACATCCCGTAAAGGTTATCGATCAAATAACCCAGGAGCCGGTGAGCACTTTGTAAGCCGTATGGGTCCTCTCTATGGCAATAAGCGCGAGGAGCGCGGCCGTATGATCTTTAGAGCGTGGCACGAGGATCAGGGTAAAGCTCAAGCGGCAGTCATACGCGCTATAGAGAAAACGATCGCTGCCTTTAATCAAGGCCGATACGGAAAGGCCGCATAATGGCAACCCTACCTAGTTTAGTCGTAAGCGCGGTTACGACCTTTGATGGTAAGGCTTTAACTAAAGGTACTAAACAAATTGGAGCCTTTGAGAAAGGCGCTAAGAAATTAGGCGCTACTTTCGCCGCTGCCTTTAGCGTGCAGAAAATATCCCAATTTGGTAAGGCTGCCGTTAAAGCCTTTGTTGAAGATGAAAAGGCCGCATCACGTTTAGCAATATCGGTAAAAAATCTCGGCTTAGCCTTTGAGACTCC